GCGCAGTTGGTTCTGCTACAGGTGCTGGCGTATCGGTATAAGCAGCTATAGGATCAACAGTTTTAGGTTCAGCAGTTGCTTGAGCTGGCTTTGCAGGAGCATTAGGATCTTTAATCGCAAGATCAGCTACAGTCACGCCTTTTTGCTGTGCAATAACATTATTCAATTCATCAAGGCCTACTACTGATTTAGTATCGGGAGTCATTTCTACTGCTGTAGTTTTGGTCTTAACCATTCTATTAGTAGTGTGAAACCCAGCTAGCATGTTTCTTCCGTCCGGCAAAGAGGTCCGTGCCATTGCTTCTGCTAGTTCGTAAGCTTCTTGCCCTGCTGAACTTTCGACTAGTTTAATTAAACTATCGTGTTCATCAGCACTAAGACTTTCAGTTGGAACAATTACACACTCGTCATTTGTTCCCGGGACTACTCTATACGCTACTATACACTTTTTTTGTGTCTTTTTAATTCTTCCAACATGTTTTAACATATTTACTCGCTTTGTGGTTGAGCACCAGCTGCTTGCTGTTGTGCTGCAATATGATTTAAGAATTTATCTAATTTATCATAAACAACACCGATTTGAGACATTTCGCCTGCTTTAAAAGCGCCTCGGCTAGTTGCAGCATCGATCACTTGTCTAATTGCTGCTAAATCAGATATAGTAAGTTCAGTTACATCAGGGGTTGGTGTTTGGCCCTGCGGAGCTTCGGGTTGAGCTTCGTCTGTAACTATTTCTTGGTTTTCTTCAGTCATGTATTATACTCCTTTTGTAATTTATTTATTAGACATGATAAAAAAGGTTAATTCTTTTGGCTGCTCGAAGCCAATATAAACACTATCTTTAAATTTTCTAAGATAATATCGGCCTGTAGTGTTTGCTTCTATCCACTCAACAAGTCCTAGCTCCATACGTATTTTAAATGGAGTGTTATCGTCAAAAGAAATCGTAGTAGTTTCGAAATGTTCTGGACAGATCGAAACTCTACGAATATCAAAAAGTTCTAGTGGATTCGGCGCTTGATTAATTTTTTTCTTCATAGTGCGCAGTTACTCCAAAAGGTGCTTGTAGATCCTTGTCGTGATTACTGTGAATTACAAACACAGTGTCACAATAACTTTCGTCACCCCAGCTACCCCACGGATAACCATCAGTAAATACAATCAGTTTTTTCGGTTCAATGCCTTCTTCTTTCATATACAGCCAGTTAGCTTCAAAGTCAGTGCCACCGCCACCGGCAGCTTCGTATTCAGCAATGTCGCCATCATGAGCCGAAAACTCTTCCATGTTGTATACCTTAGTATCAAAACACCAAACCTTGACATTATAGTCATTGTATTGACTCATAATGCCGTTGATTTCACTTAAGAAGTCTTTAAGCATATCGTCGCCGATACTACCACTTGTGTCAAGTGCAACACAAACATCAATTGTATCTTCGTTTACAGTGCCGGGGATAATTGCACCGTAGTGTGATTTACGTGACGGACGAGCAAAGCTGTAGTCATTCTTAACAGAACTTTGAATTTGCTGTTGCAAAATTTCACGCCAGTTCATTTTAGGTTCAGTAAACTGTTTAATAATGCGTGCAATTTCGCCTGGTACTTTACCAGCACCAGCGGCTTGTGCAGCTGACAGCATGCTTTCTTTAATACTGTCGCGAATTTCTTTCATTTCTGCTTCAGTGTATTTAGGCTGACCGTCTTTACCGTCACCGTCGAGATCCAAGTGCTCGTCAAGCATTTCGCCTAGTTGATCTAAGTCAATATGTTCAACAACATTTTCCATTAGATCATCGTAAACTTCTTCACTAGACCAGCCTTCGTATTTGAAGTCTTGGTAACAGTCAACAAGCTTAGGCTTTGAACCAATTTTATCGCGAACAAGAAGATTGTTTACAATGTAATCAGCAGCAACGTTATAAATTTTAGGATCACGGTCGTTACGACGTCCAAGGTGATCGAATACACAGTGCAAAATTTCGTGTGCAACTACAAACTCAATCTCAGAATTTTCCATTGCATTAAAAAATTGTGCATTGAAGTACAAGTTACGACCATCAACAGCGGCAGTCGGAAGCCAATCGTTAGCAGGTTTTACTCTAAGACGAGTAGCCATGTTGCCAAAGAACGGATGTTTCAGCAGCAAACCAACTCGGGCAACAGTAATACGATCCATTACTTCTGTAGTCATGCGATCAAGTTCTTCTGGAGTAATATCAGGATCGGGTTGCCAGTGTTTTTTACCTTCTACAGACATGATGTCACCTTTGTTGTTCAATATATGTATATAATACAACAAAGCGCCTGACTTGTCAAGCGCTTTGTTTAATTTTACTCTTGTGCAGCCTTAATGTATTTTCCATATCTTTCGTGGAATTCATCAAAGCTAGGAACTTTATCAGGATCAATCGGCAAACGGTACTGAGTAAGGGCAAGTTTCATACCCATTACAACCAACTCAGTATCAAAGTTCTTCATTGAGAACTTCAAGAAGTTTTCAACTTGTCCGTAAAAGTTACTGTTATCGTCGTTAACTGACTGACTAAGTTCGTAACACATTGCAACAATCAAGCTGTACATTGCACTAATTTCGTTAGTATCAAGATCTGTTACCTTACCAGCCAAAATATCGCTTGGATTAGGCATGTCAGCAGCAACTTTACGATGTGCAACAAACTTTACAGCAAGGCCTTCGCCAATCGAACCTGACACAAGATCCATGAGTGTCTCTGAATCATAGTTATCAGTAAGGAAGTCACTTACAAACGACCACGAACGGGGCGTTGCAAACGAACGACTTGGTGACTTAGGGTCGAAGTCATACAAGTCACCTTTGCTAAACTGCAAATAACCAACTACATCAGGGTGAATTTTGTTGGTTACAGCCCACTCAAACCAGTCATCAAACGATACTGACATCTCTAAGTGCACAAAACGGTTAGCCAACGGAGCTGGCATACGGTACGTAACACCTTTGTCGCTGTCACGGTTACCAGCAGCAACAATAAGAACATTATCAGGTAGCTTGTATTGACCAACACGACGGTTAAGAATCAGCTGATATGCAGCAGCTTGCACAGCTGGAGCAGCTGAGTTCATTTCGTCCAAGAACAAAATTACATGTTCGTACTGACTTGCAAGTTCTTCATCAGGCAATTCGCTAGGTTGTGCCCAAACCATTTTGCTTTGCGTTGAATCAAAGTACGGAATACCTTTAATGTCAGTTGGCTCCCAAAGACTAAGACGAATGTCAATTACATGAGCATTCTTACTAGCACCAATTTGGTGAACAATGTCTGACTTACCGATACCTGGAGGACCCCAAATAAAGATTGGACGTTGCTGATCGAATGCAGCTGAAATAACTTTTTTTGCATTGTTTGGAGAAGTAGTACGAATATTGTCCATTGTGTGTTACCTACGTATTTGTTTATTAACTATGTATATAATACGACAAAACACACTAGATGTCAAATGTTTTTTTGCTTTTCTATTGCTTTTATTAAGCCGTATCTTTCTATATCACCAGAAAGCAAACTTAATTCCATGGCTTTACGGTCATCTGTGACTTCTATATACTTTTTTGTAAGAAAATACGGACATGTGATAAAGTTATCTAAGTGTATCAGAATGTTCGTTTTCATAATATTAAGATCAGGAGGAAAATTAATTTGGTAAAATGTTAAAGATAACTCGTTTTTTAGAAAATCACGCCCTGTTTCGGTGAGCCGCAACCCACCAGACTGCTTATCACGAATGTTGTACCACCATTCGGATGAATATTTTTTTAGATTAACTTCATCAACACTGATTTTTGCAGTGTTTAAAAAAATTTTTGTGTATGTTGCTCTATTCATTCAGTAAGTTATCTGAAGAAAACTTAATTACCTTAAAATCTTCAGTGTTCCACATACTATTTAAGCGTTGAGCTAAATTATGTGCATGACCAGGATTAGAAAAGCTTGTTTTCTTATATTTTGGTCCTGGATAGTTTGTTAGACTATTAAAACTTTTTAAATTAAAAGGTTTATTTTGATAAAATACAGCCCAAATTGCTTCTGCTTGTAAAACTTGCTCAGTACGATAAGTTTTTTTGTCAGTGTATTCTTTCAATACATTAGGCTTTGGCCTACTCATTCTTTTCGTTCCTTTAACTACGTATATTTATCATTTACCAGCCACTACCACCGTCCATTTGAACGTTTATTACTGGATTTTCTTGTGCTTCTTTTCTGTCAAGTAACAGTTTTTCTAAGTCTTCTACATGACGTGCAAGTAGTAAAGTTAAACAATGATTTAACTTTTTAGCTTTTTCAATATCTAGCCTGATTTCTTTTTGTCTACTAGATTCTGCACTTTTAACTAGATTTACGAAGTCTTTTATTGGTGTAGTATTAATTGGTTGATCTTGCATTTTCTTTACTTAGTTGTGAACGCATTTCAAAGTCAGTTTTAAACGGTCCTTTATGATGATAGCGTTCGATTGTAATAAGTTTAGGACAAAAACTTTTAACCCAGCCCTTGTTAAACTTAATAATATAGTATCCTGCACAATATACACTTTTTGATTTTTCACTTTTTGTAAACAATGGCAGTTTCTTTTTAATGTCAAACATGCTGTTAAAAGGTTCACAGTTTGTAGGAAATTCGTGTACATGATACTGTGTAGTTTCTTTAATAGATAAATCTGACCATGTCATTTTGCCAAGTTGATTTGTAATTGACGATTTATTTTTACAAACTTTAAAATTACCAGATTTATTTACAATGTAATGATCATTATCATAGGCAATTGTTCCTACATTTTCGCCGTTGTCAGTAACAATCCAAAATTTGTTTTTTAAAATTTCTTTTGCATTAATCATGCTGGATACCTCGCTTGGAATGGTGTAGAGTACAATGAAATTTGATCAGCAATGCGCTGCATATCCCACTTATTGCAAAATTTAAGAAGTCGCACACCCACTTGTGATAAATCTTTAGGTGAGTGTGTTTGTTCACTAATTGTATTGTTTATTTCATCACGAATATTTTCGGGCTGTGCAGACAAATCACACAGCAACACATTACGATTGTAATCGTCAATGACTCTGTGTTCATCACCATTGTGATCAGTCCAGCGCTGAAGCATCATATTATTCCAGTTATACCCTTTACTGGTCATATCTGCATAAGCTTCGGTAAGACCTACTTTGTTCTTAGTGCCTTTCTTACGCACGCCAGGGTAAGCACTAAAGATGTTGTCACTAGTGTCACCACGCATACACTTTTCAAACAGTAACCATTGTGGATCTGGCGCAGGCTTTGCTTCGCCAGTCTTTTTATCAACAATTGGCTTGCCTTTGTCGTCAAAATAACCTTCGTGTGTAATTGTGGTGTTGCTAACACCGTTGTATTGTTTTACGTTAGGTGCAATAAGTTGTGCAAAGTCACTATCTGTACTAAGAATAACATGATTATCGTTAGGATGAGATTGTACCCAACCAGCAATAAGGTCATCTGCTTCTAGCACAGGGTTGTGTAGTACAGTGCTGTTTGTTTTTTCACGTACAAATGATTTAAATTCGTCGAAGATTTCAAAGAATACACGATCTTCTTCTGCTTCGCGAGCAGTCATTTTATCACGAGTCTCTTTACGATTGCGCTTGTAAGGTTCGTAAGCATCTTTGCGCCAACTGCGGCCTTCTAAGCAAAAGACCACATGATCTGCATCAAAGTCGGTCCATGCTTTCTTAATACTGTTAAAAGTTACATGCAAAGCCATACCGACTTTGTCGTCGAGACTTCCTCGAACTACATGTCGAGCTCGAAAGAAAGTGTTCATAGTGTCTACAAGAATATAAGTGCTCATATAATTATATTAGTATATAACTCATACAGTGTCAAGAAGTTTTTTTTAAGAAACTTCGGATTTTCCGTTATCGATTGGAATTACATTAATATAACCCATATCACGATCTGTACTTTGCCCTTCTTCTTGTAGCATTTGCGACACAACAGTTTTAAACCATTGATCTACAATAGCTTCGGGTGTTTCGCCTTTATAACCGGCATCTAATAGTTGCTCAATAAATTCGTTATTCCAATCGAGTTCAAAAAATCCGTTTCTAATATTATCAGGATTAACTTGTGTATCTATTACTGCAATGTATGCTTCACCTTTAGCGGTTGCAGCAGCTTTTGGGTCAGTTTGCTCAAGAAGCTTAATTTTTTCTTGTTCTAGCTTGTCAATACCTATAATACGTCTTAAAAATTTTTTCATTTCTTTTTAT